GAAGCAACTTCAATCTCTTCTGTTATTTCTGGCTCTGGGGCTGGCATTTCTAACTCTAATTCCATCTCCATTTCCATCTCTATTTCAACAACAACTACCTCAACTTCAGGCATTTCCATCTCTATTTCAGGTAATTCCATTTCAAAATCTATTTCAAAATTAGGCATTTCCATTTCCATCTCTACAGTTTCATATGACATTTCCATATCAGGTTCATCAAACTCTGGTTCAAAATAAAAATCATCTTGAGGTGCATCAACAACAATATCATTGTGTTCAAAAATATTTTCTACAATATCTATAACTTCTGTTTCTGTACTACCACCATATGCTACCCACATTTCAACACTTAATATTTGTTCTGTAACTATTGTATTGACAACGTTATAAAGCACATTAACTGTAACGTCATCGAACAAGGGTCCTATCGCAAGATTAATATCTCTACCCCCTATTTCTATAGTTAATTTTGTAATGCTTCCTGCAAAATCAAAACCACCTGTATATTCTTGATATCCACTTGTTACACCAGATTCTGATAATATATCTGTCCCACTAAAGACTGATGTATTTCCATCTTTACCTGTAATGTGCATATAAATACGATCTTGTGGATCACGCTTATCTACTTTTATTGAATAATTAGTTCTGCCTCCATTATCTATGTCTAGTTCTGATATATCTACAGTTTGGATAAATGTTGTGCCCATACCAGATACACCCATTGTTGATGTTGAATTACCACTACCTGTTATTTGTGCACATTTATCTGTGCCAAGATTGTAGCAACTATTCCCAGATGGCATTGATGCTGGTCCTTGTCCTCCCCAGTCCAAATCCATGTCCCCTTCATATTTAGATGATGAAACATATCCCGCATCTCCATCAAGAATATCCCCTGAATCTGGGTTTGTAATAGTTACTGTTGTGGTTGTAGTTGTAGTATCTGTTATAACTGTATAGCCATCAGCCTCATATTCAATTGTTTCTACTTCATCTATGACAATTGTTTCTTCAACCCCTGGAGTACATAATCCTGTTGCAGTAACAGGACATTCTGCTTTAAGGGAAGAAGGCCACGATGCCAGAATGCATAGCCATACCAAATAAAATAAATTTAGCCAACTTTTGCCCATCTGTTAATCCTTCTGATTTTTTAATTTTTTTCTCTTCTTGTTCCATTTTAGCTAGTACAAAACTTCCTTCTGGAATCATATCAGGATTTTCTTGCCATCCTTTAGATGCTTCTTCGCCAATAGACCCCATGTATGGACAAGGAGTTCCTGCCATAGCCATACTGTCCCAAACCCTACTATCTTGACATAGTATACTGACCGATGCAACTTTCATGCCTGAAGCATATAATGATCTTGCTAATTTTATTCTTTCACAATTTTCATCAGTAACGGTAACCCCACTACTAATACCTAAAATCTGGGTTTGCACGGCACCTGCCACTGCTGTTTTACATATATCTGAATTATTAACTACCACCGATGGTGCCGAAGCCGTAGGTGGAGTCGAATTCGTTACAACCGTAGAACTGACAGTGTTCGTATCTGCTCCATTAGCACTACTTATTGCACTAAAAATTAAAACAAAACATAATAGAAAAAAAAGTAATCTCATTTAACATTTCCATCTTTTTCGTGCTTGTCTTAATCTTGAATTAGGGTTTTTTGCAGCTTTAGGAAATTGTTTCATTTGACCTGCACTTCTTGCACAATATGATTTTCTTCTTTTAGCAGCTTTAGATCCTTTTTTAACTTTACCTGTGACTGCTGTTTTTAATTTAGAACCAGGATTTTCACGTCTATAACGTGCGGTTCCAGCTTTCGTCATTCCCGCCCCAGACTTTGTGGAGCGGAAATATTTTTTTGTTTTTGGTGGCTGTTTATCAGCCATAAATTACATTAACTTTTGTAGCTTGATTGAAGAAAACATAAAGATCAGTATCAAATTTTAATCCCATTTCAGGAAAATCAATTTGAAGAATTTCATCTTCTCCTGAAGCAATAGCAGGAGTAACTTGAGTAAATTTCACAGTTCCGCTTGAACCATTATCTACCAAATCAACTCTGCCTTCAGTTCCACCACATTGAACAGTTAATCCTAACACACGTGCTGGGGCACTAAGAGTATTAGTTCCCGCACTTACTTTAGTTGTAACTTGACCACTTGAAGTTAATTGTTTTGTTTTAATACCAAACATTATTAACCTCTAGCTTAGATTTCTGTTTTGTAAATATAATACAGTAGCAGTAGCTGCACCTGCAGATGCTGCAGAACCTGATTGGTTATAAGTAGCAACGACCTGAATGTCTGAAGTTCCTATATCAATTAGATTTCCGATTTGTGATACATCTGAAGTAGCAAGAACTCTTGCTTGAGAACCAGCGGCTAATGCATCTGCATATTGATCAGCAGTTGTGCCATCTCCAAAATCAATTGTATTAGTTGTACCTGCATTAAAAGCAGTTGTTACATCTAAAGTTATTTGAAAGATTTGACTGTTTGCTGGTAAAGTTGCAATAGTAGTTGTGGTACCATCTGCAGCATAAACAATATTTGCAGATTGTGCCATTAATACAAATCCAGTATTAGCAACATTAGTACCTACTGTACTTCCTGTTGTGTCTTTTAGTGTTCCGGCTTTAATTGGACCGGAAAAAGTAGTTGTGCCCATGTCAACCTCCTTTTAGTTGTCTTGTTAAGTCTTGGGTAAATTCTATTGTAAAACAAAAAAGGCGGTCTTGCAACCGCCTTCTTTGATCTGGGAGGATCCAGTATTTTTTTACGAACCTTGTGATGCGTAAACAGCTCTAGGATCAGAGTAACCAAAGCTGTATCTCTCTCTAGCTTTGTATCTCATATTTCCTGTGTCAAAGTCGCCTTCCATGCCTGTAGCAAGGGCAGCTCTAACAAAGTGTTTAAATCCATTAGGGCAATCTGTTTTTACGAACCATGCATCAGTATCTGTTAGATAATGGTTAACTGTGTAACCACCTGGTAGCATGCCCATATTTTTCAGAGCATTAATATCATTGTCAGCAGTACCAACTCGGAGTGTGGATTCTAAGATCCTATCAGCTACAAATTGTGTGTTAACAGGAATAATTAATTTCTGTCCTTTCATCGCAATTTTAAGCCCTCTTTCATCGATAAAACCAGCAATATCAATCATGCCTTGTTCTAATGAGGTTTCGTTAAGGTCTGCATCAGTTGCACTTCTGTTTGAAAAAGTACCACCTAGTGCTGTTGGGTGAGCAGTGTTAGCTAATGTAACTCCGTCTCCACCAGTCACTGTAAACGCATTATTTAATACGTTAGCGCCTCTAACTTGTTTAGTATAAGCCATAGATCTTGCTAGGGCTTTAGTGTAACGAGCAGATAAAGTATCATACAAGTTGTCTTCAACAGCTTCTTCAGTTAACGCAAACGCTAAAGCGATTGTGTCATGAGTGTATCTAGCAGTAAAAGATTCAGAAGCGGTATCAAAACCTACTGCTGCACCTTCTGCTTTTACATTAGCTTGTCCGAATCCAACTAGCATAACTTCTTCTTCAAAAGCTCTGTCACTTGATTCTTGCTCAAAAATTTGAGCTGCTTCGTTTTCGTAGCGTGCGTACTCCAAACCGAACAGGGCATTCAACCCAGGTTCTAGTTCTTTAGCAAGCTGTGCTCTATTAATAGCCATATCCTAATCTCCTATATTCCTGATGTTGAGTCCATAAAATGAACGTTAAGTTTTACGATCGCTAATCGACCTGCTACAGTTTTATCAACTGCACCTTCTGATACTGAAGCTTCATCATCGAATCCTACTATTTTCATATTCAATGCTGTTGAACCACCGCCGACAGCGATAGTTCCTGTAGCCAATTCACCGAGTGAATAACCGGTTGAGTTAGTCCCTGTAATTGCTGTTGCAAAATTTGCATTAGCAAAAAGAGCGTTGTCCGGTAATGCACCGTCTGCATTAATAACAAATAATGCACTTGGATCATCAGCAACATAAGCTATAGCTTCAGTTGACGCTTTTACTGCCGCATAACCTGGCCAGTATGGTGCCCACGTTGGAGTTCCATCAGTTGCAATATACTTACAACCCATGAAGACACCTAACAAAGGAACTGTACCGCCAGCCGCAGCGCCAGGCACATCTATTAATCCGCTAGCAAGAGGTATAACTGGTGTACCAGTCCAAATTAAACTAGTTGTTCCAGTAGTCAAGCCATCGAAGTTAATAGGATACGCATTAACGCCTTGATTATTATAGTTTGATCCGGTTCTTTCGTAAGGACGAAGACCGAATGCTGCATCTATATTAGCCATAATATGTCTCCTTTAGACAAAATAGTAGTAATATAGATCCTGACCATCAAGATTTTTTATTACCACCAAATGTGACTCGAGATTGTCTCTCTTTAGAAATTGGCATCGATGGATGTTCTTCTTTCATTAAATCATTATCAACAGATTTTTGTTGATCAGCGGTTAAGTTTTTAAAATACTCATCCCGATCTTCTTTAACTTCCAAAGGACATCTCATTAACATTAATCCACCTACTGCAATGACACCTTTAAATTTTCCCTCAGTTAAATGAGGTAAATCTAACCTGTCTGGATATTCATCTGCTTTTACAGGCTCATATCCTGATCGAAGTCTAGCTGTTACATTCTTATCGTCTGCATTACCTCTAAACTCAAATCTTACCCACCGATGGTGAAAACCTTCTGGTGGTTCAGGGGCATCTAAATTAGATGGTGGAACCCAACCTCTTTTACGAGATTTTAATTCACGAGTATCTAATTTGCGTGAGGTTTTTTGTTTTACTTCATTCATAATTTACGCCTCCTTCACGTGTTTTGCGTATTCTTCTAATGGCACACCAAGTCTTTTAGCTATTGCTATCTGGGAGGGTGTGAGTCTCACTACTTTGCGTCCAGTTTTTGTCGATCTATTAGCAGAGGCAACCGTTTGGACTACGCGGCTGTCTTTGTTACTTTTATCCTCGAATTTATGAGGAAACTCTTTTTTAATTCGTTTGTCAAGTTCTTTATAATACTCATCGCTCTTGCCGTCAAATCCTTCTTCTTGAATAAGTTTTTTATGAATAGAAAGAGCAGTAAAAGTCATTCCTTCTTCTTTACCAAACCATTCATTTTTTTCTGCCCAAGCTTCGGCTTTAGGATCAGGTTGTAATTTTGGTGGTTCAGAAGGTTTTTCTTCTTTTTTAGTTTCAGTATTTTTTTTAGTTTCTCTTTGTTTTAAAGAAGCATCCGCTCTTTCTTCTTCAATAGCTAAACGAGCAATTGCTTTATTTGCTTCTGCTTGAGCTTTAGCATCTCCTGCATTAATTGCTGATTGAAGAACACCTTGTGCTTTTTCCATTTCCGAAGAAACCCGTTTTTTATACTCTTCTAAATATCCTGCATCAACTTCTGTTACTTTTCCTTTAAGATCATCACGTTCTTTTTTAACAGAATTAGCAAATTTTAAAGCTTCTTCTTTTTGTCTTTCAGATTCTCTAAGTTTAAATGTTAATTTATCAATTCTTTTTTTAACTGCTTGAGAATATTCTTCAGCTTCTTCTTTTGATTCTTCTTTTGGTTCTGAATCATCTTCTGAAACAGTTTTATCTTCTTCAACAACTTGATCTGCTTTTATTGTGTCAGTTGTTTCATCTTTTATCTCTACATCCATAGATTCTCCTGATGTATCGATAGGAACAGTTTTATCTGTTTCCTCTTTTGTATTCAGTATTGTGGGCATGGTACCTCCATGTTAAATTAAATTAGCTGGCAAAATATCGCGGGGATCATCAACAACTGCCAGTACTTCATCGTCATTAATTATCCTTAATTCACCACCGTCAATGCTAACTCTAGAGCCCGCATATCGAGTAATGATAATCCAATCGTCCTTTTTACACCAAGGGCCATTAGGAAATTTTTCTTTGTCTTGATAAGCATCAGGTCCTACTTTCATTACTTTACAAATATTAGTTGCAACTGAAGCTTGTTCTATAGCTTGATCTGTTAAATGAATTCCTCCCGCTGTTTTTCCTTCTAATCTTAAAGGAAATAAAATAAGGCGATAACCTGTAGGTTCTGGTACTTTTTCCAATTCTTGTTTTTGAGTTTCTTTCTTCTTACCATCCCAAATATGTTTTGGCATAATAAGTTTAGCTTTATCCTTCATCTTCGAGCTCCGTTTTCTTTAGCAGGTCCGTGAGTTCCTGTACTTCTTGTTGTAAAGCATGTAACTTACCTGTTAGATACTTATACTCGTCCCAATTTGGAACGCCTTGTAATATAGCTTGTTCAACAGCAGTTTGTCTACTAATTAATTCTTTTTTGTAATATGTAAAAAAATTCTCTAGGCGCATGATTTCATGTGGTCGCTCATCTCTTTAGCTCTGTTGGGGGTTTGTTTTGCCCAACGACTATCGAGCATTTCGATCGACGCAACATGATAACTAGGTGGATCTTCTGCAAGTGCTTTCCACATATTACGGAATTTTGACACTCCAGATTTTCCAAGTTGAAAAATCATTTCTATAATTATAATTTTTGCAT